ATGAGTAAGCCATCAGACCCGAAGGGCCAGGTCACCGCGGATTTCATGGGATCGAGCTTTATGCGGATTGCGAAGTACTTCCGCGAAATCCAGGACTATGCGCCCGATCAGTTTGCAGAAATTTCCCAGCTCGTCGGCGTTAGCCTCCGCCGGGCCTACTACTACGCCAAGATAGATCGAGCTTTTAGCAGTCTCGACATTGATGAGAATAGACTCGCGTTCATCGGCTGGACAAAACTCAAGGTAATCGCGGATCACATCGACGCCACCAACTTCGAGCAGCTGCTGGATCTGGCCGAAGCTAGCACTGTTCGAGAGCTCAAGATTCTGATGCAGGAAGGTGTGCCCGTCGACGGGACACGCTGCGTGATCATGTACTTGGAGCCAGTTGACTACGAGTTGTTCGAAAAAGCGGTGCTCACGTTCGGTGGAACCAAAGTGGGGCGCGGACTCATGGACAAGGAGGCGGCGCTGGTCACAGCGCTGGCGAAGAGCCTCGATGCCTAGAGATCCGGAAGGTGATGCCGAGAGGCGGACGGATGACCTGCTCGCGTCTCTGCAGCGGGGCGTGCGGATCCTAACATGGGAATGCGCAGCGCTGCTCGCCTTAACCGGCCTGCTGGTGTTCCTGACGTTTTGTCGGTGATTGCGGTTTGGCGCAGGTGTTTGCGCCTCGACGTGGGGCGCATCCACACCGCCATCGCACCTTTTTTGATCTCAGTTCGGAGACCAATTGCGGACCTCTTCAGATTGGCCCCGGCCGTTGAGGCGTGGATGACCGCATTGACTGACATCCTATTCGAGTATTGCGGCAAGGACGTCACTCAGCCGCTGTTCTGACGGCCTAGGGGCCCATGACGTCGCGAATTTCGTCCTGCTCGCCGTATTGCTTCTGCAAACAAACGCAGCTCGTCTATCTGCCTGTCGTCCTGCCAGACACTGGTGGTGAGCGCATCTAGGACCGACTTCGCCATGCTGTCGGTAGGGACGTCTCAGACGAAAAAAACCAACGGCGCAACCGGGGGACCCGCGAGGATTGCAAGCTCGGTCGTAGTTTGCGGCCCTGACAAGGGTGCAACACCAAGCGGCTATATGGTGGTGTTCAGGGGTGCGCTTTTTTCGGCGCCCGCGCCCACGCGAACATAATTAACCTCAAAAAACGCCCTGAAAATCGACGGTTTTGAATTCCTGGCATTCTAGCCGGGGCCAGTTCCTTACTTTTTCTATGCCACTAGATCTAGCGTCGACTGGTATCCGCCACACAAAATGTTGACGCGCACCCCTTCGAATCACGCGAAACAAGTATCTATTGACGGTCACCCAAGCTCGTTCACGGCGCAGTGGGGTGATCGAAGCACAGGAATAGGCGACCGCCTTTCCCTCTGACGATCCTCTCGCCGCCTCTAGACGGGCGACAATAGGAGGCCACCGTCATGACATTGCGCGCATCTTGCACGCCTAATGATCGCTAACCGCCAGCCCGTCGCAAGCTGGTGAGCTCTCGACACAAAACACCTGCCCCAGATGGCGCCACGCTGAGCGCGGTGGCTGACGGTTTGCCTGCGTGCATGCCCGTCTCGGCAGATGAAGTCGCTGTGCTGCGAGCTTTCCTGGCTACGGAAATCAACGAGATCCTCAGCGCTGCTCCCGCCGCCGCCAAGGCACCGCGGGTATCTCAGGCCGAAGTCTCCATCAACCCATAGTTAGCCGCCTCCGCAGTCCGGCGGCTGCATTCTCAGGAGAACAACAGAAGTGTTCGACCTACGCGGCAATCCATCTCGCAAACCCACGACGCCAGCCCGCACGGATGTCGAAGACCTGTGGACCGTCGAAGAGCTCGCGGCTCATTACAAAGTCTGCACTAAGACGATCCGGAGAAAGCTCGTGGAGCTGGATATTCCCACTGTTCGTATAGGGCGTCAGATCCGGATCCCGGAATCGCATGTCCCGTTGCTTGCCAAGAAGATGTGGTGACGATTTCCGCTCGTTTCCCCGCGGGGCCGCTTTTGTCCACTCAATCGTGAAAACGGTTCCTGCCTAATCCGCGAAATTAAACGCCACCCGTTTTCACGATTTTTCGCCAGTTTTCACTACTGTCCACGAGAGTCCATCATGTGCCCCACGAAAACTTTAGATGAGCCGCAATTTAGAACGTCCGCCTCGAAAAAAATCAGCTTGCAGGAGTTGATCGAGTTGATCGCAGTGGACGACAAAATTCCTCAGAAGCGACGCAATGAGCTGTGCTCCGGCGTTCGGACGTTGTGCAGGGCATTGGATTTGCAGCCCGCAAGTTCGCCGGCAGACCCCCGTTTGATTGCTGACCGCTTGCGTCACCTAACACCCACAGCAGCCAGACTGAGCAAGCGTAGGTTACACAACTGCAGAAGCTACGTTGACGCCGCGCTGTCTCTCGTTGACACGCGATACCGCAGGAGGCGCTCGCTTGCAGCGCTGGCGCCTGAGCTTGCAGCGCTGTTGGTTTCGATTGACGATAGGTGGCAACGAGCAAAACTGCGAAGGTTTTTCCACCATCTCGGAGAGAACGGCCTCGGGCCTGGTTCTGTCGATGAGGAAACCTTCGATTCCTTTCGGGCGGGCCTCGATCACAGCCTCGTAGAGGATGTTCGAACGGTAGACCGAGAAGCGAGGAAGATTTGGAATGCGCTTGTCGCGAAGACCCCGCATCTTGGCTGGCGGCAAGTTACCTTGCCAAGTTACACTGACCATTATGTGCTCGCCGAGACAGCGTTCCCGAACACGCTTTGGCTGGACGTGGACGCATACCTAGCTTCCCGCGCAACTAAGGAAGAAGCGGTAATCGACGACCTCTTGACGGAGGAGGAGCTGTTTGGCACCGAGAAGGATGGTCCCACGGCGCCATTGATCCGCCCCTCGACATCCAAATTGATCCGCTACCGGGTCCGACAATTCTCATCCGCGCTTGTTCTGTCGGAAGTGTTTAAAGCGGATGATGTGACCAGTCTCAAACCACTTGTAGCGCCCAAAGTCGTGGCCGCTGGTCTGAATTTCTTCATCAAGCGCAATGATGGCGTGCGCCGCAACTCGCAGATCCGGGGCATGGCCTATGACTTACTGATGATCGCTAGGCTCTGGGTTAGGAGCCCAGAGAGTGAACTACGAACGCTCGAAGAGATAGCTGTCAAAGTCCGCCCAGAAGAAGAAGAGGGGCTGCCTGAAGCGACGCGGCGCAAGCTGGCACCCTTTAGGGATATTCACAATGTTCTGGCGTTCCTCGCACTACCGGATCGCGTCTTCAAGGAAGCTCAGTCTAGCAAGGCAGTCGACAGAGAGACGGCTAATCGAGTTGCGACGGCGCTATGGATAAGGATCGCTCAACGGGCGCCTCCTCGCATTACCAACCTTCTATCCACCAGTCTGACCACAAATTTGCTTCGTTCGCACGCTGGCAAGGATGCGACCGTCGCGTTGTTCTATCCACCAGGGCAGGTCAAGAATAAGAAAGCACTGGAAATCCCATTGTCTGCAGGCACGGCCAAGCTACTCAATCATTTTTTGACTGTTTACCGTCCAGCGCTGATGGACACGCCGTCTGATTGGATTTTCCCGGCGCCAGACGGCGGGCACAAACGTGCGTCGGTGATGTCCGATGATATTCAAAAATTGATGCGGGAGATGCTCGGTTTCGCGATCAATCCTCATGTCTTTCGACATCTCGCCGCCAAACTTTATCTCACTGCATACCCTGGCCGCTACCGTGACGCGCAGCTCTTGCTCGGGCACCGTAGTTTGGAGACCACAGTAAAATACTACGTCGATCTGGACGCTGAAGAGGCGTTCCGGCATTTCGACGCCGTTTTGCTGCGGCTTGAAGAGACTGGAACGCTGCGTACTAGAGTCTAGCGGCAGTGAGGATATATGCCTGAATTGTTTCTGTTCGACGGGCGTGCCTTGCCCCTCTCCGCCTGGCCGAAAATCGACCGCGACGCCTGGGCCGCGGCTCAGCTATCGGCCGATGGTCTACTGGACAAGGATGGACCGGCTGCGGAATGGCGACCCAGCACAAAGGAGCAGCACTGTCGCTGCTATGGTTTTTGGCTGGCTTGGCTAGGGACTGAAGGCCACCTGAACCCAGACGTTCGACCGGAGGAGCGAGTGACCACAGCTCGAATTGCAGCCTACCTTAAGGCTGATAGGGCGCTCGGAAACGGTCCAAGAACGCTTGTAAATCACGCAGTCGGTCTAAGACACATGTTCGAAGCGCTGGCTCCGCACGAAGATTGGAGTTGGATGCTCCCGATGATTTACAAGCTCAAGAACACCGTGAAGCTCGTAAAAAACCACTCGGATCTTCCCTCTATCCGAGAGTTGTTCGAGATAGGCATGGCGATCATGCGTAAAGTTCCGAACTTGAATCACGGCACCCCAAAGCAGCATGCGATCTGGTTCCGCAACGGCCTCGCAATAGCCCTGCTCGCCGCGCGTCCACTTATGCGCAGGAACAACCTTGCTACGATTAAGATCGGCACTAATCTCCTGAAGGAAGGACAGGACTTCGCCTTGTCGTTCACCAACGACGAAATGAAGGGGCGTACGCGCCGGGGTGGCCCCGTTCCCGAGGTGCTTACGCCGTTCATCGAGCGCTACATACACTACTATCGGCAGCGGCTTCTTATCGGCAAATCCGGCGAGCACAATGTTTTCTTCATCTCCGGCATGGGCAATCCAATTACCCCCCACAACCTGTCAGACGAGATCGGCAAGATCGTTTTTTCCTTGCTGGGCAGGCGAGTAACAACCCACGCTTTTCGTCACGCGGCAGGCAGTTCGATCTCAAAGGAAGACCCTGATCACGTCGGCATCGTGCCTTCCATCCTGGGTCATGCAGACTATCGAACCTCGGAGAGCTATTACATCGTCGCCGACGAAATGGCAGCCTTCGCCCGCTTCAATGAGGCTCTGGATTGGTTGATGCGCCACGGTGTCAGTTCAGACGCGCAAGCCGCAAGTGAACAGCGTGTTGAGGTTGGAGTTTAAAGCAAGTCATGAGTCGAGCCACGACCGCCGCCGTATATGTGCGCGTTTCGACTAGTCGCCAAGCTGAGCGGGACCTCTCCCTACCCGACCAAGTTGCTCAATGCCGCACCTACTGCGAGCAACGAGGATGGGAGGTGGCCGAGATTTTCTCCGAGCCTGGTGCCTCCGCCCTGGATGATGACCGTCCAGCGTTCCAAGAGATGATTATTAAGGCCACGCGGATCGATAAGCCGTTTGACTACGTGGTCGTCCATTCGCTCAGCCGTTTCAGCCGGGACTCCCTTCATTCTGAGCTATACGTCCGTCAGCTCCGCAAGGCTGGCGTGGAACTCATCTCTATTACTCAAGATATCGGTCAGGACGCCAGTGGCGAGTTCATTCGCAAAGTCCTCAACGTCTTCGACGAACACCAATCGAGAGAGAACGCCAAGCACGTCCATCGCGCCATGATGGAGAACTCTCGGCAGGGCTTTTGGAACGGATCGCGACCACCTTTCGGGTACGCCACCGAAATTCAGGAGAGGCGCGGCAACAAGGACAAGAAGGTCCTTGTCATTAACGACGAGGAAGCTCGAATTGTCCTGAAGATGTTTGATCTCGCGGTCGGTACTGACGGCCGCCCAATGGGTGTGAAGGCAATAGCCTCCTACTTCAATGAGCGCGGCATCTCGCGGCGCGGCCGACGGTTCTCGACCGGCGGGGTCCACGACATCCTGACTTCGAGCACGTACTACGGGCGCCACTATTTCAACCGAACCGATAGCCGAAACGGGCGAGCGCGGCCCCCGTCGCAGTGGATTGAGTTTCGAGTTCCCCAGATCGTCGACGAGGAAACGTTTACTAACGTCCAAGCGCTTCTACAGAGCCGGAGTCCAAAGCGGGTCGCTCCTAGGATCGTCAACGGCCCTACGCTGCTTGCCGGCGTCGCTCGCTGCGGCCACTGCGGGGCAGCGCTGATCCAGAATACGGGCAAGGGCGGTCTGTACCGCTACTACTGTTGTTCCCGGAAATTGAAGGAGGGGCCACGGCATGCAAAGGGCTGCGTATCCGTATGGACCGTCTCGACCAGATCGTGATCGATGAGGTGGCGAGTCGGATCGTGCACCCTGACCGGCTGCGAGCGCTGCTGGAGGCTTACCTCAAGTCGGCCTCTAACCGGGCGGACGACAACAAAGAACGGCTCAGTCGGATGCGCCAGGCCCACAAGGAAACCGAAGCGGCGATCGTACGGCTTCTAGAACTGGTCGAGAAGGGCCTGATGGAGGCCGAGGATCCGAGCCTCAAGGACCGGCTCATAGGACTGAAAGTCCAGCGTGACGAACTCGTTCGGGACATCAGTGAGCTGCAGAAGCGCATCACAACCGGCGAGCCGACCCTCACCGCCGACAAGATCGAGAGGTTCGCGACCCTGCTCAACGACCACCTGCGCAACGGCCCTCCTGAGTTCCGGCAAGCCTATGCCCGGCTCGCCATGCGTGAGGTGAGCGTGACGGACAAGGAGATCCGGATCTCGGGGTCCAAAGCGGTGCTGGCCAGGGCTGCCGCGCAAGGCTTCGACAAAGCCTCGCCCGGAGTTCTCTCTTTTGTTCGAGAGTGGCGCGCCCGAAAGGATTCGAACCTCTGACCCCCAGATTCGTAGTCTGAACTTTTCTTATAATTTTCAGTGCCTTATCGGCAAACTGCTGATTTTTCGGCCTAATAGAATCAATCGCTTATCGTGCCGTTGCAAACCGGCGCCCCGCCTTCTTTTGCCGCTCCTGGCAAAGGAAAACCCGCCGTTGGGTGCCAGCCCTCGGCGGGTTCGTGTCGTTTCACAAAAGGACTTTGAACAATGGCAACATACTCTGCCGCCGTTGCGGCGTCGAATATTGTAGAACTTTCGGGTGCACATGTTGGCTCTAACGGTTGGGGTAGCTCACCTGGAGAGGTAGTAGGCTTTCGTGACGACCACGATCGTCATCCAGACGGCAGCCTGCTCACCAACAGAGAGTATTTCGCCAAGCACCCAAGCCGAACACTTCGCTTCGACTCGGCAGCGTCGCGGGCTCTTGCAGACGCCGGTATAGAGGCTTTGCCGCCCAATCATGTCGCCCTGTTGATGACCGAACGGGAGGGGCAACGATACTTTGCCTCGCTGCTAGTAGTTCCACGCGACAGTGTTCCTGTTATCAACGTTGCGGGCGATTGTCGTTCTATGCGGGAGCTGGCGCGTTCGATCGCGGCAGACGGTGCGGGGGAACAAGGGGAATACCTGCTCAGGCCCGCGCGTTGCTTTCGTCTGGTTGGCCCAGGGCGATGGGAGGAACGGTTTCCGAAGGGTCGTCCATCTGCAAGCCTTTACGCATGGCATGCAAAGAACGCTCAACCTTCGACGTTCAGCGAGCGCGTGCACTGCCTCTCGCTCCATTCCGCCGACTTAGTTCATCTGCCGCGGCGTGAATGGCTTGCAGAGCGCGCCCTTAAACGCGGTCTTGTCTCTCAGATCATCGCGCCGGGCTCGGCTGGAAAATCTCTCCTGACCCTTCAATGGGCGGTAGCGGTTGCGCTGGGTCGCGGGGATTTCACCGGCCTCAAAGTGTGTGAGCGCACGCGCGTTCTAATCGTCAATCTCGAGGACGATCTAGCGGAACAGCATTTGCGTCTGGCTGCTGTGGCCACACAGTTCGGGGTGTCGCTTGAAGAATTGCACAACTGGATTCACATCTACAATCCCGGCGAGCAAAGTGCCTTCCGCATCGCCAAGCGAGAAGACAAGCGCATCGTTGAAGGCGACGACGTAGAGAAGATCCTCGAGTTTGCTGCGGAGAACGAAATCGGGCTGATCATCTTCGATCCGCTCGTGGAGATGAACGAGGCTGACGAGAACAACAATACTGAGATGGGCGCCGTCATGTCGGTCTTTAAAAAGATCGCGCGGACGGCCAACGCGGCAGTTCTGTTCGTCCATCATACTCGGAAGCTTGATAGAGCAGCGAGCGACGGCCATGCCGGCAACGTGGATTCCGGCCGTGGCGCGTCTTCAATCCCGAACGCAACGCGCATCACTATTACGCTCTACAACATGAGCGGGAGCGAGGCGAAGGCGCTGGGCATCCCTGATCTCGAGCGCAATCGGTACGTCCGTCTAGATGACGCCAAGGCGAACCAGTTCCTCGCGTCCGGCCAGGCCAAGTGGTTCAAACGCACATCGGTTGATCTGCCGAACGGAGAACAGGTTGGTGTGCTCGTCCCGACTGATCTCGGGGCGAACAACCGGACGGCTCAATGCCAGCTCTTGGCAACCAGGATCATGGTCGCGGCCCTCGAGGCTGGCCGTAAGCTCAGCCCGAATACGAAGGCCGGCAATTCAGCGGCTGCCTATTGCGTCGAGAATCAAGGGCCGAGTGACTTTACGAAAGCCGAATTCGCAAAGGCGCTTGCCGCCCTCTGTGGCTTCGACTTCGACGTTGAGGACTATCAGTCGGGCGGAAAAACCGCACAGCGCTATGTGCTGGTCGGCCAGCTTGGACGGTTCGCGGACGGTTCCGGTTCGGACGGTTGAGGACGGTTCACATCTGCACCGTCCAAACCCAATAAACACGGGCGAAGGGGCGGATTTGGACGGTTCAAATCGCGGACGGTTCGCTCTATACCGTCCAACCCCAGCAAATACGGGCTTTTGGGCGGTTGGACGGTTCCGCCCCTAAAGGGGCACCGCTACCGTCCGCTTGCGCGCCGGCCGCGTGCCCAAGCGGCACGGTTCTCAGGAGCGTGGTGGGTAGGTGGCCGAAACATCCGCGCATAAAATATGCGCATGTTCATTCGCGACATCTACGCACAAAATATGCGTGTAATATCAATAGTTTACGTTCATTCTGAGTTAATTTCTGGCGCGCACGCTGGTCTTCGTCGCGCTTAACCCGTGGAGAAGACCATGACGATCACCACCAGTAACCAGACTGTCGCTATCGAACTCGCCGTTCATCTCGGACGCGAAGAAGGCGGCGCGCTTAAAACCGCCGAGCAAATCGTTAAAGACGTAGAGGCGTTCATGCTTGCGGGCGCCGACGTGAAGCGCGCCCTTGATGCCGGTGTCTCGCCTGAAAAAGCCTATGCGTCCGCGGACGCCGTGGCTAAGCCATACAGCATCCGCGTTATGCGGGCTTCCGAAGCGCCGAACGTTTCAATGGGCTTGTGTTTCTGGTCTTCAGGTGATGGCGAGCCCGGCGAGATTTTCCGCGTTGTCTAAATTTTGTCGTTGCATCGTTCCAAGCCATTATCGCTTCGCCCGCCGTTCGCCGGCTGGTCGATTCATTCGGTGATTCCTTAGTTACGCTTGTTGCAGAGCGCCCGTCGCATCTACGGCGGGCGTCTTTGCGTTTGGAATTTTGTGAACCGTTGTCCTTGGCGGACAATCATCTTGTGGCGCGTTTTGCGCCGACAAGTTCCCAAACAATTTCACAGAAAGTGATTTTATGTCCCGCAAACTTATCAAACTCCCCGCTCACGAGCGCGTGCAGGTTTTCGCCGCGCCGCGCGCAACGGCGGACGACGTGACGGACGCGCTCGATAGCGTGCTTAGCAAAATCGAAGAATTCAAAACGAGCACAGACGAGCGCATCGGCCGTTTGGAGAACGCTGAACGTGAAGCCAACGCACGCGCCGCGATGGCGGAACTGGGCGGCGATATTCTCGCGCCCTCTGATCGTGCAGAGCGTGAAGCCTTCGCAAAGTTCGGCCGTTCCGGCGTCCGCGCTGCCATGTCTACGGATAGTAATCCTGACGGCGGCTACCTTGTGCCTCGGACGGTTGAAAAGGAAATCTATCGCCTCGCTCGCGACGCAACGCCTATGCGTTCTCTGGCGCGCGTGGTCACCACCGATACTAGCTCGTATATCAAGACCGTTTCACTTAACGGCCCTACCGCCACGTGGGTTGGTGAGAAAGAAGCTCGTAATCAGACGCCGGGTATGAATCTCGCTCAGCTCGAGTTTCCGGTTATGGAGCTGCAAGCTATGCCCGCAGTGACTCAGACGCTTCTTGATGATGCCTCCACTGATGTGGCCGCAGAGCTTGCAATCGAGATCGCCACGGCGTTCGCTGAGAAAGAAGACCATTCCTTCGTGAGCGGTGACGGCAACAAGAAGCCGCGCGGCTTCCTCGAGTACACCAAGGTTGCGAACGCTTCCTATGCGTGGGGCAAGATCGGGTACGCGAAGTCCGGCGTCGCTAGTAACATCTTTGACAGCAGCAATAACGGCGTGGATGCCATTTATGACGTGTACTACGCGCTAAAGGCTCCTTACCGGGCCAACGCGAGCTGGCTGATGAACAGCTCTACGGCAAACGTCGTGAGCAAGCTTAAGGACGGCGACGACAACTACCTTTGGCAGCCTTCGATCCAGCTCGGCACTCCCCCGAGCCTGTTGGGCCGGCCTGTTTTTATCGACGAGAACATGCCCGCGATTGAGGCTAATTCGTTCCCCATCGCCTTCGCGGACTGGCAGCGCGCATACTTGATCGTTGACCGGATCGGCGTTCGCGTTCTTCGCGATCCCTACAGCTCGAAGCCCTACGTGCTCTTCTACAGTACGAAGCGTGTTGGTGGCGGTGTCCAGGACTTTGCCGCTCTTAAGCTGCTCAAGATCGAAGCGTAAGCTTCGAGTTAGGTTGGGTCAGCCATGATTATCAAACTGCCCGATGAAATCGCGAAGGACCCTCGCTACGCTGATCTCGTCAAGGCGTTGGGTGAAGTCTACGTTCTTCCGAAAGAGCTTGCAGAGCGTTGGCGCGTCACGGCTGCCCATCTCGGCAACATGCGTCGCACGCGCAAGGGGCCGCCTTGGGTCAAGCTCGCTGACGGTAGCGGGGGATCAGTTCGATACCGCCTGTCGGATATTCTGCGTTTCGAAGCTAAAGGCTACGAGGGCGCTGTAACGCCCGCTCGTATCAAGCACGCGGTTTCGTCTCTCCCCGAGTTCAGTTTGCAGGAGAAGGGTCAGATAGCCGCGTATCTCGTAACACATCTTTTCCCTGAGAAGTGACGATGGCGGGCGAACTAGAAAGACTTCTCATTCGTGTTGAGGCGGACACTGCTCAGCTTCGGCGCGCTCTTGCGAATGCAGATAAAGACGTAAGCAGCTTTGCGGATAAAGCGGAGCGCCATGCCGGCCGGCTTGAGGCACGCTTTAAGTCGCTCATGGTTGGTTTTTCCGCCGGCTATCTGGTGCGTGAGGCTGTGAAGCTAGCCGATGCCTATACGCTCATGGGCAATCGGTTAGCCGTTGTCACGAAGTCCGCGGCTGAGCTTTCCTACGTTCAAGAAAGTTTGTTCAAGACTGCCCAGGCCACTCGGCTTGACTTGGGCGAGCTGAATGAACTGTACGCTCGCATGGCTTTCGCCCTCAAGGACGTAGGGGTTAGCACTAACGACGTTCTTCAGATGACGGAGACTCTTTCGAAAGCAACGGTTGCTTCCGGCGCATCGCAATCGGAAGCCGCTGGCGCTCTCCGCCAGCTTTCTCAAGCAATGGCGTCTGGTGTGCTTCGCGGTCAGGAGCTGAATTCTGTTATGGAACAGCTCCCGATGGTTGCCGACATGATTGCTCGGCACATGGGCGTCACGATCGGGCAGCTTCGAAATCTAGCCGAAGAAGGTAAGCTCACGTCAAAGGCCGTTCGCGACGCCCTTCTTTCCAGCCAGGACGACATTGCTGACAAGTTCTCCAAGACAGTCCCGACTATCGACCAAGGGCTTACGCAAGTCAGCAACTCGATGCTCGGGTTCGTCGGCCAGCTTGGGCAATCTACAGGCGTAAGTCGCGGATTGGCGGATGCACTAGCCGCCATTGCAGAAGCGCTGGCTAATGCCAATGAAGAGCTAAAGCAGACCGGCACCTTCAGTATTTGGGAGAAGATCAAAAACGTCCCGCAATGGATTGTTGATCGCATCAGCATGAAGCCGGTCACTCAATCCAGTGGACATCCCGGTTTAAAGGGCTCCCTGTTTGGTACGGATTCCTTTGGTTCAGATGGTGGCGCATCCTTCGATCCTAACGCGAAGGGTGCGGATCGCACGCCAGCCGCTGCCAATCCGTGGGCAGCTTCTATCATTCCCGTCTCGGCAGAAGAACAGCTTAAGGAGATGAAGACTGTTTGGGATGAGTTGAGGCAGGCGCAAAACGCGACACTTGATGATCTGCTTGGCAACAAGATGGAGACCGCGGCCAACAAGATGGCGGCCCTTACCGAAGCCGTGAGAAGTGGCTCTATTAGTTGGGGAGATTTTTCAGACGGCATCAAAGCGACGGAGATGCAAACCCAGCGTTCCAATGATGCAATGCTCTCCGCCACTAGTCAGTTCCTCGATACGATGTTCACCAACAATAAGACGGCCGCTACGGCATCGGCGTTGATCAACACCTATCAGGGAATATCGAAGGCACTGACGGAGTATTCACCTCCGTACAGCTTCGCGATGGCTGCGATGCAGGCCGCGATGGGCTTTGCACAGGTCCGTGCGATTCAGAGCACTTCAAAGTCTTCTCGTGGCGGTAGTGGGTCCGCATCGCTATCCGGCGGCGGGGCTGCAGCTTCGGCGGGCGGAGGTGCGACTGCCGCGGCGCCGGCTACGCAGACACAGACGCTTACAGTACGCGGACTTGGTGTCGGGGAGTTGTTAGATCGACGCGGACTGCGGGATTTGCTCGAGCGTATTCGCGATATGCAGCGTGACGGCTATCAGTTGGTGGTGTGACATGAGTAAGCGTGACGAACTGATCGAGCTAAATCAGATCGTGGTGGTAGCTCAGGCACAAATGATCGATGCCTTCGAGGCTATCGTTGTCGCCACTCGCCAGCGCAGAGACACTGCACGCCTGATCGCTGCGTATCGGCGTTTCGCTGCTGTGCTTCATCCCCTCATTGAGAGGCGTAACGCTCTGATGCGTGAGACGGACGAACGGTTGTCCTAATGCCTTCCTTTGATCCGAATAGGCCGTGGCGCCATTTGTATGGCTCTAAGTGGAATAGGCTTAGGCTCAAGTTCCTAGACAAACATCCGCTGTGCCTCCGCTGTGAGGCCTTGGGGCGCGTAGAACCCGCGGTTGTTGTCGATCACATCGTTGACCACAAAGGCGACCTCACCTTGTTTTGGTCTCAGGCGAATTGGCAGCCTCTCTGCGTCTTGCACCACAATTCGTGGAAGCGGCGCGGCTCGCCGGCAGCATGTGATAGTGAGGGCTACCCGACCGACGACAGTTGGTAGGAGCCCCCCGTTCCGCATCGAAAAAGTTTCACGGAAAATCGCTTTTGGGGCCGCTGCGGGGGGCCCACTTTCAAATTCGAGAGTTTCGAGTAAAAAGTAAAAAGTAAATGCAACACGATGACAAGATAAGATGCAAAAATGGGGACGGAATGATAGCTCTGTTGGCAATTAGTCAATTCGCCAACAGAGCTATGCGGTTTTTCTCTTTCAATCAAAAATTTCAAACGGACCACCAGAGGAAACGCCGTTGGCTGAAGCGCCTACGCCGGCAAGCTCAGTTGCGCGCACTGGGTTTGGCGATCTTAGAAACTGAAGGGCGCACAGAGCTTAAACATGCGCGGCCTCGACCGGTCCCCGCTGAAATGTGTATCATTGGCAACTACGAACAGGTAGCGGCTTGGCTCTACCGACTAAGGATGCGCTTTAGCCAGAGCATCCGGTCGGCGCGACGCGGAAGGGCATTGCCTTCTATCAGAACGTATTTCGACTATGCTCGCATACGGCGCATGACTCCAGAGGTCGCGCTTCTGATAGCATCAGAATACGATCGCCTTTGCGAACGAACAGGATTGAGACTTGGGGCCTATAACCGGCGCAAGTGGCAACCGGATGTCCAATCTCTGCTTTCTGATATTGGATTCTTCGAGTTGTTGGGTATCGATTTGGCAACTGAGCGCCCACCCAACGGCGCATACGTTCGAATGTCGCGCTTCGAATCTGGCGACAAGCTGCAGCCCCAGGCGGTTGGCCAGTTTGCCATTGAGCTTGTCCGGAAGCTTGTTCAGCTAGACGCAAGCACCGTCACCGATAATGCCAAGCTGCACAAGACGTTGCATCTGGTCGCTGCACTAATTGAAGCAACTGAAAATACCAAGCAACACGCTTATTCGGACGCCTTGCGCAAAGACCCCGGCTGCGTGCCGAAATGGTGGCTAACTGGCGCTGTATACAAGGAACAGAAGCGTCTGGTGATCGTTGTGTATGACCACGGCGTATCGATTCCTGGTAAAGTCGCCGAAGTGGCGGACGTGGCGGTGTCTGGGTCATCTCAGTGGGTTGGTCGGGATTGGTTCGCGAAGGCTATGGCGCGCTTTCAGCGGAATCGAGTGCTTACGGACTTGGAACTGGATGAAGCACGGCTTCGATTTGCAATGAAATACGGACATTCATCCACAAAATTTCCTAATAGAGGCAAGGGTTTACCTGTTATTAGCGAAGTTGTGTCCCACTGTGCTCATGGAAGGCTGACTATCATCAGCCGACACGCCAAATACGTTGCAGAGACCGGCAGGCGTGTTGTGTCAGAAAGGTTATCCACGCCACTAGCTGGCACGCTGATTATTTGGGACCTAAGCTTCAAGGATGGTATAGGTGCGCCATGACCTTTGTTCGTATCAGCGTAAAAAACGACTTCTCATCGTATCCCGGCGGCCGATTCCGCGCTGATGGTGATTTCAGCGGCGAGGCGTTTCGCGAAGATGTTTTGGTGCCTGCAATCAAAGAGGCATTATCTGAGGGCGGACGTGTGGAGGTATCGTTAGGCGGAGTAGCCGGCTACGCATCCTCGTTCCTTGAGGAAGCCTTCGGGGGGATTGTTCGTGCTGGGCTCGCTCCCTATTCGGTAATTAAGGAGACGTTAGTGGTTCGCGCTGGCGATCCGCTCTACGATATTTATGAGCGTCTAGCCAACCAGTTCATGCAGGATGCTGCTAGTGTCGGCGGCTCGCCCGACAGGACGCGCGGGGAACGGATGGGCACTCAGCCTATCGCGAGGGCGGGTTGACCGATGATATTTTACGCCTAGTAACTGCATCGTTTATCGGCGCGGGAATAGGCTCTCTGTTCTCTTTGTCGTTGAATTGGATGAAAGCTAATCGTGACGACGCAAAGGCTCGTTGCGATGAGTTCATTAAGCTGGTGGAAGACGCGGCGACGGTGGCAACCAGCTATCGACTAGTAGTAAAAACTCAAAGCGAAGATCAGGCGCAGTTCTTTCGTTTGATTGGTCTTCAACAACGGCTTTCGTTGGCCAGAAGAGACCTGATTCCGCCTTTCGACTCCCTCCATCGGGAATTGCTGGACAAGGACTTAGCGCGCTTCTTCGACTGTCTTACCGGCGGTGACGCGGGTGAGCCCACGCGTGCAGGGGATGTCATTCGTGCTCGGGATGCGCAGGCAAGCGCGGCCGATATTTCGGGCCGTATTCGAACAGCCCACGCGCAATCTGTCAAACTATCCTCCATTCTTGCGCGAAGATTAAGGTCTGGAGCTTAGACGCGCGTCAATATTGACGCGCGCGTGTCTATTGTGTATGGTGGACTCATTCTGTAGGAGTGCGCTATGCAACAATTTACTAATGTTCTAGACCTTGCGGCTGAGTTTGATTGCTCTCGAGACGACATCAATAACGCTCTAAAGCGCTTTGTAGCGCCGGAGTTAGTTCCGCCGGCTGCAGTTGGTCAAACGCGCACGATGAGGCGCGAGCAAGCCGTGCTGGTGGGCTTTGCTATCGCTGCCCGCGCCGCGGGCTTCTCGCCGGAGGTAATTCAGACCCTAACCCGCGACTATTGCGTGCAACTCGAAAAGCCTGACGGCGCCTTTGCGATCCTCAACGATAGGGGCGGTTGCGAGGTCTTGAGAAAGCGCAGCCTTGAAAATATCGCTTCGGCTGATTTGCTGGGGCCTTGGGCACAGGCTGGCTACCTTTGGGTGCGAGTGATCAACCTCGAGGTGATCAATAAGAAGGTAGACGCCGCCGTAAAGCGGACGACGGCTCGCTTTGATGTGGCGCCTGCGACGGTCGGGGGTTGGAGATAGTGACAGCCACCCTGGTTCGTCGTTCGCGTCTCGCTAAGGCCATCGGCGTAAGCCCAACCACGATCCTTAAGCTGGTTTCATCGGGCGCGATCCCGCCGCCGTTGCCGGGCACTCAGTTTTGGGTGCTTGAAACGGTGACACGAAAGTTGGCCGGAGAGGAAACGTTGGTGGCCGAATCGTCGTCAGCATTCGATGAGTGGAAGCAACGTCGTGCGTCGAGATCGCATTAAAGGCGTCAATCGCAGCGTCAAGCGTCTCGCGGACGGTACGCGCCGCGTCTACTACTACCATCGTCTCTCCGGCATCCGCCTTGAAGGCGATTATGGGTCGCCGGAGTTCATTGCGAGCTTTGCAGATGCAGAGCGTCGTCTGCGAGACGGGCGCGTGCAACGCCACGGCGCGACGCTCAAGACGCTAATCTCGGGATTTCTCGGGTCTGTCGATTTCAACGCGCTCCGGGATTCAACAAAGACGGAATACCGTCGGTTGCTTGGCTATGCTGAAGCTGATTTCGGAGACTTCCCACTTGAGGCGTTGAAAGACCCTCGCACGCGCGGCGAGTTGCTTGCGTGGCGGGACAAGCTAGCCGTTGCTGGCAAACTTCGTGAAGCGGAAAACCGACTGACCTTGCTCGCTCGTGTGTTCTCTTGGGGGATCGATCGCGGATCGATCACGATCAATCCGTTGCTGAGTTGGGGCCGCAGCTACAAAGCAGACCGTGCCGACAAAGTTTGGACGCCGGATCATGTCGAAGCCTTCACGGCGGTCGCCTCGAAGGAGATGGCGTTAGCGCTCTACGTCGCCCTGTACACCGGGCAGCGCCAAGGCGACTTGTTGCGCCTCACGTGGAGCAGCTATTCGGATGGCGTGCTGAGGCTGAAGCAGTCGAAGGGCAACAGGCACGTCGCGGTGCCATGCATCCCGTTTCTGAAATCGATGCTCGATGAGCTTCGCGATGGCGATCGTCCCTCAACTCACATTCTGACCAGCGCGCACGGCCAACCGTGGAAGAAACGCGCGTTCAGCGGATCATTCAAAGAAGCGTGCGACGCTGCCGGCATTTCCGGTCTGACGTTCCACGATCTCCGCGGCACAGCCGTTACGATGCTGGCCGACGCCGGCTGTAGCGAAGCAGAGATCGTCTCGATTACCGGGCACACCCTCGCATCGGCACACGACATTCTCGAGCGATACCTGTCTCGCACGACCGCGCAAAGCCGCGCTGCGATGACGAAGCTCGAGAACCATCTAAGAACGACTTCTGCAAACCGGGTTGCAAACCAGATCACAGATCGGATGAAGGCGTGCGGTGCAAGTGATTGA